GGGTCACGGGCAGGAATTTGCTGTAGGTTAGGGTTGTTCATGGACACGCGGCCACTGACAGTCCCGCCGTCATCAGAACGGATTTGGTTGATGTGACCGTGGATACGGCCCTTGTCGTCTACATATTTTAGGATACCGTCAATGAACGTGCCGTTCACTTTGTTGTATGCCCGCGCTTTTACGATTGCCTGTGGCAGTTCGTGCGGGTGGTCGGACAAGAATTGCTTCGTGAAAGACGGTGCGCCCTTTTCAGTTCGGTCGTACTTCAGGCCCACGGTGTCAAAAGCTTCTGCGATTGAATTAGCGGCCCAAATTTCTACGTCTTTGCCCACCATTTTCTTGATGGACTGCCGCAATTCCTTTTCCTTGCGCATGACGGCTTGCTTTGAACGCTCCGCTCTGTCAAGATCAACTCGGATGCCACGCAATGTCATGTCCACAAGGCAAGGTATAAGACGTGTCTCAAGGTCCCAAATGCTCCATAGACCTTGTTGATTTAAGAGCGTCTTAAAATGATTATATAGGGCAAGCGTTAGCGTGGCGTCTTTTTCAGCATATTCTCCAACAAATTGTGCGGGCAGTTTCCACATTTCAGCTTTGGGGTCAACGCCAAATTCCTTTGCAGCTTCCACCAAACCTTTTTCCTGTTTGATGTCGCCAAGGTAATCGTAGCCAAGCGCGTTTAAACTGTACGTGAAGCGGTTTTCGTCGATCAGGTTTGCTGTCACCATTGTATCAATGACACGTCCCTTCACTTCAAACCCTGTAGCGCGTAGCCAACCAAGGTCGTACTGCGCATTGTGCATAATCTTGTCGGCGTCGGTGGATAAAACTTTACCCATCCAACGCTCGACAAGTCGCTTGTCGATGTTGCCACCCCCTAAATGGCCAACGGGCACATACCCTGACCAAAACTCACACGCGACAGCGTAGCCGACGATTTCACCATCGCCTGTGGGCCACCCCGGTCCTTTATTTTTGATGTTTGGGTCGCGTGTTTCAACATCGACTGCGATTTCTTTTGCCTCTGATAGATCGGGCAATTCATTTGGTGGAACCCATTCTGTTTTTGGCGTGAACAACGGTATCTGCATTTTAGTTGTCTTCATCGGGTTCTCTTAAATTATTTATCAGTTCGTCTACGGATTGTCCATCGCGGGCCGCGAACTCTGCACCTAGTGCCGAATAACCGCACTTATCAATCCAACTGTCTTCGTGATCGGGGGTTTGCAAAAGACGCGCGGTTTTAACCCAATCCATCATCAATGCAACATGAGCGGTCGTAAGGTAGCCCGTATCGTACATCGCTTCGCGGACAATGATGTTCCAACCGTCTACAATGCGGGAATGGTTGTGGTATGCGTCGCCGTAATCTTTGGCACGTTGCCCGTTAATGAGCCGATCTGCCTGTTTTAAAATTTCTGATCTATTAATCATAGGGGGTAACTCCTTGTGACGTCTTCTGGTTCAACAATAAATAACCGTTCCTTGGTCCGCGTGACGCCAACGTAGAACACTCTGTGCATGTCGTCGCCCATTTCTTTCTGTGCCGCGCTAGATAGGTCGGTGTACAACACAACGTTATCTGCTTCCCCGCCTTTTGATCCGTGGATCGTGGACAGTTTTATACGGGGCACTGCGTTAAACTTTTCTCCCCGCCGTAGCATGGCGGTAATGTACACCACGTCAAGCTTTGGCATTTTATCCATGGCTTCGTGCCAGATCATGTCCTTGCTTGCGTTCAAACCGTACTGCAATTGAAGTACATCTATGTCAAAAAGCTTGTCGTCGTCGTAATCACTAAAGCGTTTGTAGCCCCGCGCGACGCGGACCCCGTTTCCTGACATGTAATCATAGATTGCTTGGGCGGTGTCCTTGTCTATTGAAATGCCGCGACGCATTTGCTCCCAACCATTTACCGCTTTGCTTATCTTTTCAGATATTGAGCGGTGGCCGTTGCGCTCGAACAAGTAGCCGCCATTTTTTAAACTTTCTGCCACGGGCGTCAGCATGTAGTTGGCCTGTGCCATGATCAGCCAAGACCCCTCAGACAGGTCGATTTCTTCAAGAGAATATATCTTGCGTACTTCGCCCTGTTCTTTGCGCGGTTTGTAAGCCTTGGGGTAACGGTTGTATATACGGTTAGATATACCTTGCGCTAATCTATGCACGTCGGCAGGGATGCGATAGCTTTGTTCTAAAATTTCTGCGTCGCCTGTAAGACCGATAAAGTGATCAACGTCGGCTCCCGCCCAACGGTAGATTGCTTGGTCGTCGTCGCCCGCGCAATACATGCGCTTTGACCGTTTGTCTAATGCGTGGGCAATGTCCCACTGCAACGGGGACAAGTCTTGCGCTTCGTCCATAAAGCATAACTGAAACTGCGGACAGAAATGCACGGCCTCTGCGGCAAACTTTTCTAGCATGTCTGTGAAGTCTAGCAGGTTGTTCGCTTGCTTGTATGCTCTGTATGCATTGTCAACGTAGGACACTTCGTGCCATTCAAAGTCAATGTTGCTGCGATTGTATTCGTCCCGCAACGCTGTCTTTTTAGAACGCGCGAGGTGGATCAATTGCAGGATAGGGTGGTCAGACGTGACCACACCAATATCGTCGTCGTCACTGACAGACTGAATGTTGAGACTGTAGCCAATCTTATTAGAAAGTTCGGTGTAGTTCTCTTTCTGCATTATCATACTGTCTTTCAACGAAAGCATTCTGTATGCCAACGAATGCAGCGTACGGAAATACGGCAGGTCTTTTTCTGCATTTAGCTTGAACCGCTCTGCGGCCCTGTCCCGTGCTTCGTGGGCCGCTTTTCGTGTGAATGCAAGAAAGGCTATTTCATGCGATGGGACGCCCTCTGACAGTGCTTTGTCTACCATGTTCAAGAGGGTCGTCGTTTTACCCGTCCCCGGGGGTCCAAAGATACGAAACATTAGAACGGGCTTTCATTGTTTTGGCCAAAGTCTGGCGTATCAATGTTAATCTCTGAAACATTAAACGAGGGAATGGCCCATAGCCGCACCGCTTTGCCTTTAATTTTCATCACAGTGCTTTCGCCGTTGCGGTCACGCAAACGCTGCGCAATCTTGTGTGACTTATATTCAAAGAATTTGTTCTTACGCAGATGCGCCTCAAAGTCCTTCAAGCGGAAATACGTGCGGCCTTCTTCGTCGTCGGTAAATGGACGGCGTAGTAGTATTTCGTCACGCACCTGTGCTTGCTGCATCGACGTGCAAAACTCTTCAAGGTAATCATAAAACTGACCGTCAATCGACGCGTCTTCGGACACTTCCACAATCGCGCCCTCTGTTTCCGTCATGTCAGTGAGCAACTGATTGATGCGGCTTTCCCACTGTTGCTTCTGCGTGGTCCGCGGTAAGTGGTTCAATTGCTCCACACATGCACGTTGGAACGCGCCTTGGTTCATCAGTGCATCTGTGTCTAACTCCAGAGGCTCCCCGTCCACGTCGATAAACCACACGGGCGGGATAGAGTTGTACTTGCGTAGGTTGGCGATTGTAGCCCCCGCTACAGCGGCTCCTATGCCATACTTACGCGTCTTGCATAGGTCCGCGTTGCAGTAGTCACAGATGGGACTGTCCTTACACTTGTATGCATAGTCTTTCTTATTGACCTGTGACGCCACTATGTTCACTTCTTTTAAAGGAAGCGGCGGGTCAAGAAATTCCATGTTGTGTTTTAGGATTTCGTCTTCCCAACTGTCTGGATACGCTTTGCGTAAGTAAACGCCAAGGTTGAACAAGCCGTTGTTGCGGCCCCCTTCAGAAATTTTGTTTTTCGCAAGTATTTGTAAACAGGGGGGACCATCCGGTATAAGTTCATCCGTTCTTTCCTCAACAGTAAGTGCCATGATTTGTTCACGGGTTTGCACAAATTGCTCATAAAGAGCAAAAAATTCATCCAATGTCGCGGCACTGCCGTCGTCATGGAATGCATAGCGCAAACCCCCTTCTGCATCGTAGTACGGTAGGTTTAGAAAATTTCCTACATCGCCACGATCTAAGAACAGTTTAACCTGTTTTGGAAAAATTTCACAGCCCCCATAGCCTAGTGCGGCGGAAATATGGCTTAAAACTTCCTGCATTTCCTTTGCAGCAATCCATTCGGATGAAAACAAGAAACAATGGGCACCACCTGATTTTGACCGACACACCACCATAGGCAATTTCATGCCGCGGATTTTCTTAATTAGGTTGGCGTGGTCGAGGGGATATTGGTCAACGTCAATGCACCCCCACTTAACTTTGTTCTCTTCGTTAATGGGAATAATGCCGACGCTTTGCCCTTTACCAGACAAGTGCCCTTCCCAAAGTTCCGCGGTCCGCGGTTCACGAATAACTTTCGCTTTCCCTGTATTTTTACCATTTGCCTGTGTTCGATCAATTTTGTATGTGCCGTAGGCTTGTTCAAGCCCGTCAAAGATCGCCGCAAATTTGTTAGCATTGGACATAGTTCACCTCAAAATATGTTGGGCGGTTCGCAGAACCCGCCGCCCGTCGGGCCATTGAAGAGGCGAAGGACCCCTCTCTGCAATTTTAGAACGGAATGCTGTCGTCGTTGCTTCCGCTGTCGTCTCCTTCGCGTTGGTGTTTGACTTCAACATCCCCCGCTTGAATAGATTTCGCAAACTCTTTGGCTTGCCCGTAGATATTTGCGTCGTCTACTTGCTTGTCCAACGAGATTTCCCATCCGTGCCAAGAACCTTTAGAATTTTCTTCTTTCAAGGTACTTAGTTTATAGACGTTGGCAAACCGTGGTAATTGGAACGGCCGTCCGTCTTTGCCCGTCGCCATACGCCCTTGCACCATTGAATTCCATTTGCGTGATTTTTTCAACTGTGTTGATTTCATCGCAATCAGTGCAGGTTGTGCGGTCCCGTCTTCGTTCAATACAAGAACAAAGTGTTGGTGGGTGTCTTCAAGGTAAGTACCTTCGCCGCCGATAACGTATTCTTTGTTATCCTCTTTGCTGCGCTCTGTCTTTGGACGCCCTTCGTCGGGTGTGTAGATGTTGACAGGTGCGCCACTGCCTTGGCCGCGAGGTGCCCACTCAATAAAGCGACGTTGGTAAACGCAAGGTACTACGCGTACACCTTCCTTGCCCGCATACAGTTCGCCTGTCACGGTATTGTAAATGTCGCCTTTGCGGGCGTCTTCTAGTTCATCCAACAACGGGTCAAGGCCCGATAGGATTTTTAGAAACGGTAATGCAAGATCGTCTTGGGTAATGTTTTCGTTACCTAGTCCCGCGTCTTCCTCAAACATTGATGCGTCAAACGCCACAACATTTGTTTCTTCTTTTTTAGCCACTGCTTTCGCCATTTTACATTCTCCAAACTCTGTATTCATTATCTTCTATTTTTCGGGTGGTAATCTCTATGCCCCACTTTTTGGCTTTGCTTCTTGCGGTGTAGCAATCGTTGCGGTCACACGAAAAGCTTTCACCCACCGCCATTGTCTTCAAAATATCGAAGCGTCCCCCACCGCCCCATTTCGGCGGGACGGGAACATTCGTTTCAAGTTCGAAGGGTTTTTTTATTTGATGGTACATTTATTTTCCTTTCTTAATCACTGCGCGTTGCCCAACGAATGCGCCAAATAAATCCATCGGGAATTCATCTCCGTTTTCAATGCGTTCTCTGACCCACGCACGTAGCGTAGATGAATGCACACTTTCGTTCTGTTCTGGTGTTAAACCCATCTTAGATGCAACTTCTTTGAAGTTTGCCGCTTGGTGGTCTTCACCGCGTCCAAAGCTACAAGCCACAACATTTTTGATGATGTCGTCGTAACCGTTTTCACGCAACCATTCATGCGCTTCCTCAGTGCGGGGCTTTGGAATAGACGCACCGTACAAAGGCTTCACATCCACCTTTGAACCATCGTCTAGTGTAAAGGAAGAAATACCCATTTCTTCAAGAACAGACGGCAAGTCTTCGTCTGTCATTTTCAGAAGTTCTTTCTTCTTTTCCTTTAGATAGTTTTCAACTTTAGCAATCTCAGCTTCTTGCTCTGCAATCCGCTTTGCTAACTCTGCAACTGATTTTAGGGAATTGCCGTCTACGGCTTCTAAGGTATTAGAGGATACATCCTCTTCGATCATGTCGAGTATGCTACTCATTTCATGCTCCGTGGTTCGTGTTTCGTTGTCAAAGACCTTTTTAGGGCCTTGCAATCTCATATAATCCCATATACTCTGCATGTCAAATAGAAAAATGAGGTAGCCAATGTATGAATTCGAAACACAACCGTATGACCATCAGAGAACGGCGTTCAACGAATCGTGGGCCGCGGAATATTATGCGCTCTTTATGGAAATGGGTACGGGCAAATCTAAAGTTGCCATTGATACCGTGGGCATACTATTCGAGCGCGGCGATATTGACACGGCGTTCATCCTAGCCCCGAAAGGTGTTTATGACAACTGGGTACAAAAAGAGGTGCCGATACACCTGCCCAAGCGCATAAAGCGCAAGGTAATGCGTTGGCAACCAAATATCACACAAACATACAAACGTGAGTTCACAGAATTTGCCCTGCCAAAGTTTCGTGAGAAAGATACGCTGCATATCTTTATTATGAATATTGAGGCACTATCCACGCCGAAGGGTGCGGAAACGGCGTTGGACTTTATGACGTTGAACACCAATAGCATTATGATTGTGGATGAAAGCACCACGATTAAAAACAGACAGGCGCAGCGCACAAAGAATATTATAAAGTGCGGTCGTAAGGCAAAGTACCGCCGCATCCTGACGGGTTCGCCAATTACTAAAAGCCCTATGGATTTGTTCAGCCAGTGTGACTTTCTTGCGGAAAAGGCTCTTGGGTTTAACAGTTACTTTAGTTTTCAAAACCGCTACGCCGTCATACAACGTCGCACCATGGGCGCACGTAGTTTCAACGAGATAACAGGCTATCGCCGTTTGGACGAACTAAACAGTCGGTTAGACAAATTCAGCAACCGCGTCTTAAAAGAGGACTGCCTTGATCTGCCAAGCAAAATCTATTTGCGCCGCGAAGTTCCTTTGACGTCGGAACAAAAGAACGCTTATGGAATGATGAAAAAGCTTGCTTTGACAAAGCTTGACACGGGCGAGTTAGCAACGACGCAATCGGTTCTGACGCAGATTATGCGGATGCAACAAATCTGTTGCGGCCATTTAAAAACTGACGACGGCGACGTGCGCCACCTCAAAAGCAATCGTTTGAAAGAACTGACAGACGTTATTGAAGAGGTAAGCGGCAAGGTCATTATCTGGGCCACATGGACCGACGATATATTGTCTATAGAAAAAGAACTAGCGCGTATATACGGCGCGGACAGTGTTGCAACATACTACGGCGGAACACCGCAAGATGAGCGGCAAAAAATTGTGCGCGAGTTCCAAGACACAAATAGTCCCTTGCGCTTTTTTGTAGGACAGCCAAAAACAGGCGGATACGGTATTACCCTGACCGCGGCGCATACCATGGTCTACTATTCTAATAGCTACGACTTAGAGATTAGATTACAGTCCGAGGACCGTGCGCATCGTATCGGACAAGACAAGCCTGTAACCTACATTGACCTGATTTCACCTCAAACCATTGACGAAAAAATAGTCCAAGCCCTGCGCGACAAGTTAGATATTGCGGGCAAGGTACTTGGTGAGGATGTACGCGATTGGTTTACCTAGGCCCGCGGGCCGCGATCAGGTTGCCAATGGGATCGTTGGGAAACAACTGTGGGTACATAGTTTGCATGTTTGTCGCCTGCGGTGCTTGCGGTTGAGGTGCCGCGTTGGGAGATACCGCAGGCGGTGCCACGTTCGGCGCAGTGGGGGTGGGAGCCACATTAGCCGCAGGCACAACTGGTTGCGCAGGCGCATTTGAAGTAACTTCAGGTTCAATACTTTGTAGGTAGTTTTCGATATCAGCGGCATTCAATTCTGATTTGCGTCGCTGCTGCTCATTATACCGCATCGTTGCTAGGTTTAGTTCATCTACAATATCGGAAAGTGGTTGCGCAAAGCCTTGGTTTATTAACCAAGCATTCATCTGACGTTGGTAACGTATTTTTTCATTTGAGTTCTTCGGTGCGCTTGCCAAGATCATTTCCATGGCTTTCGGGTCTTTAATTGCTTCCAAAACCATGTTGTCAAAATACCCCGTTGGCATTCCCAAGAACGTATTACGTGCAAAGCGTACACCTGCGCCTGCTGCAACTAGGTCCTGTCCGCCGCCGCGGCCGGGGATAAGTGACGCGGCCCGTTGGCCAAGCGTACTACCCGCAAGACGCACAACAAGATCGAACGCCTCTGACGGCGCGTCGGCTACGATTTCTTCTGTCGGTGTGCCTTTTAAAATTTCGGAGTAAATAAAGTCCGCTTGGTTAATCAATCTGTTGAAGTTAACCAATTCTGTCTTAGACATAATTCCATGCTTTTGCATCAAGCCAAGCATGTTTTCGCCACCTTTTTTACCGTTCAAAGGCGCAGTCCAGTATTGCTTATATGCTGCAAAATCTAGGGCATTATCGTTTACGCCCGCAAACGTAGACGCGTGGTCCATGATAACTTTTTTAAAGCCTTCCATGACACGCGGCGAATATGTTTCCGCACCTTGACGTGCTACACGCGCAAGAGCGTCAAAGTTTTTAACAGGGGTTTCTGGTCCAGTGCCCGCCGCCCATTTCGCAGGGTCGCCAATTGCGTTACCTAGTCGCATTTCGGGTCTTTCGGTCGCACCTACAAAAAATGTAAATGTGATTTCGTCGTCTAACCCTTCACGCAACTTGCTTGATTGGTCCTGCACATCCGCCAAAACCTTCTGTGCAGTGCCCGCGTTTTCAAGGTCTGCTTTTAAAGACGGGAAGAGTTTTAAAGATTCTTCGTTGTCCAACAAGAACTTGGCAAGATTGCCTGTGTTAAGTTCTTTTGTTTCTGCATCAAACAACTTGCTTGCTTGTTGCCGAAGAATTGTTTCGAGGGCCGCGTCTGTTGTATCGACGTTTGCAGCAAGAGTTTCTGCAAAATCCTCACCTGCGTTTTCCGCAGCGAAACGTGCCGCCTCTCTAATTTGATTAAGTTTTAGGTTTGTGGCGTTTGCGCTGCCGCCATTGACCAGATCGGGGATGAGTTCAGGGAAAATGCGGTCTTTACCTGTCCTTGTTGTTCCCAATACGTCGCCTGCAAATGAACGGGTGAACACGTCATTTAAAGAGCGGCTATATTGATACGCTTTAATTAGGGCTGCTTCATTTGCAGATATTTCTTCACCTGCTTTGATACGCTGTTCAATAGCACTCGCGCGTACTCCAAGGTCATCAAGTGCGGCTTGGCCCATCTTATTATACAAACGCGCGTCACGGTAGTTGCCCGCACCTGCGGCAGACCGTGCCATGTCCAACATTTCGCTACGGAATTTCATAAGATCGTTCAATACAATCTCTGGTGCTTCCACGTCATACGCGCCCGCTTCAGCGTCCGCCGTAACTTCGTTCTTGGCTTGCATCAAGCGAGAACTTTCTTGACGATTGCGTAGAATTTTAATCTGCGTTTCTGCCATACGCGCAACGCGACGACGCGTAGTTACGTCAGTCACATTGCTTGCAACTTGCATTACGCCCGTTGCGCGAAAGTCAGAAACAATATTATTTAAATCACGAATCGCGCCGTCTATGTCGCTTGGGTATTCAGCCTGCGCACGGGTGCCCATAAGAGCATCGTAAAAATAATCGTAGGCGTCGCCGCCACCGTCTTTTAAATCCTCGTAAGTTTTTAAAAGTTTATTTTGCTGCTTGGTAATCTCTTTGATTTGCGTATTTATATCAGCCAGAATAGGGTCGGGACCCGCACCTTCCACGTCCCGTCCAGACACGCGCTCAACAAATTTGCGAATGAAGACAGGCATTGGGCTTTCGGGCAACAACTCATTCGCAACCAGATTGTCATAGGTTTTAATTACGTTGGTCGCAGATGCAGGGGTCTTTTTATCTACGTCACCGTATAACACGCGTTCCGTGTCCCGCGCTCCCTTAACACCTATATGAAGGGCCTCATTAATGACACGCCCTGCTTTGATACCGTCACCTTGTCTTGTGATAACTTTCTCCGCGGTAGCAAGCTGCTTCGCTACTGCGCCGTCTACAATCTGTTGGTTTAAGGCGTCAAACAATTGCACTTGTAGGTCGCCCGCGGCAGACATTAGTGACGGGTCATTTGTGGCCGACATAATATCAATTAGCTTTGTCAAACCTTGCAAGTTTTGCATAGTGGCGCGTTCAAGCGTGGGGCCGGGAGCCATGGCCGCCGTAGCTTGCGCCTGTAGCTTTGCAAGCGTGGGGCTACCTGTCAAAGCGGCCGTGAGCCGCGGTCCGAGGTCAATTCCCTCTAATTCAGCGGCGGCTTTAATTTCATCTACAAATTCATTAGAATTTATTCGTTTCAGTATTGATAAAAGTTTTTGAGGGTCTTCTCCCGCTTCCTCTAAAAGAGGGACCAACTTTTTACGAATTGCGTTTGCCCGCATAGTTGTCAGACCGCCGCCGCCGTCTGCATCAGTCAATCCGCCAAAGGCACTTTTTACCTTATCAAAAAGAGGCACTGCGATTTTTGCATAGGCCGGAAGCCCCAACCCGCCGCCTGCAATTTCTGCCGCCGCCCGTGTGATTGGTTCCCCGGGACGCTCTCGCTCCGCAACTGTGCCCGCGCCTGCGGCCATAAAACCTGCCAGACTTTCAATAGCAAGGGTCGCTCCGGGACGTTGCGCGGTAGCTTGTATGATTTTGTCAAAAACACCCATGGTGCTTGGCATTGCCTTGCTCATGGAGTTACCGTTTTTACGAAACATTTCCGCAAACTCTGCAATGCTGCGTTCCGCTAAAACATTACGTCCCATACTTTGCACTTTTTGCAAAGCAATGTGTGGCGAAGGTGCTAACGCGATGTTTGCACCACCAGAATAACCAAATTCGTACTCCACGTTTTGAATGGGGCGTTCGGGACGGAAAAAACTTTGTAGCATATCCGCGGCAAAACCCCCCAAGACGGCACCGCCAAGTATCCCAATCGGGCCACCGGGTGCGCCCGCGAGGCCGCCCGCGATTGCGCCTGTAGCTTGCGTTACTCCGCGGACCGCGCCCTCTGCTGCGGCTTGCGTATTACTTACGTCACGGGCTTCGGTCGCCTGTCCGATGATTTGTTGGTCTGAAAAACCGTCAG